AAAATGAATCCAGGAAATTCCGAATTTACATCCGAATTCTTTGACGAGTCATCAAACGCATGGATGGCGAATAAACTCAAGAAAAATGATTGCACGTATGTTTATAAGTGTAATCATTTACTCCTTTCAGGGCACCCCTGTAAGAATGTCGCAAAGACGAATATGAAATGTGGCACTCACGCAAAGACGAAGGCAAAGTCAGTTAGTTCGCAAACAAAAGACGTCCCCGTCCTTCTTCAACAATAAAGGCATTCCATCCTTCTATAAATACACGAAATTCGGATTTGCGTAATCCAGATATAGCCTGAGGAGGGACATTGTTGAGATTAATGTGAAGCGTCGGTCTATCTGCAGTAGTAAAATTCACAGTTCCTTCTGGAACCCGCCCATACGGTCTCACTCGTTCATAAACATCTCCCAGATTCCATCGCATTTCACCAATATTATAGCCGCTGTCAATTTCATCCTTGGCATAGGATTCAATTGAATGCCAGACAAGAGGTCCATATTCTTCCTCTCGGTCTCTCCCTGCGATCACCAATTTCATTTTATTGTAGAATTCGCCATAGTCTGCTCCCGAGGGGTCTACAACATCCGAAAGACGATTCCTATCTGTCGCATTTGCCGTTCGGAAGAAAAACACAATTCGTTCAACGGGATGTCGGGCATCTAGCCGACGGGTCACAGTAGCGGTTCCGCCAGTGTCCAACGGTTTATAATCATTGGGGCCAAACGTAAATACATTTTCAAAGGGACGACGAAAAGGGATGGATTGGCGATTGTTGTGGAATTCTTCACGGATGTCGTCGGATAAATAGGCTTGACGAGTTTCAAGAAGAATGGTGGGTTGGCCGATGGATGAGAGAGGAACTGGACTGAAGGTATAAGGCACGGATGCGCCGTCGGGTGTATAGGAAAAGACGGTGCCGGGCGCCCAGGGGGCGGGTTTCGGAACGAGATTATCACTTTCTACGAGGTCTTCTAGGGCTCGGAGTTTAATACGGAAACGGTAGGCTTGACGGGGCATACATCCGATGGGGAATCCGCCGTCACCCGATGTTTGTATACCGGGTATGGGAAGGGCAAGACGGAGTCGGCCGGGTGTCGCACGATAGGCGATAGACCGAGCGGAGCCTGGGGCAACATCCACGCCGGCGAGTTGCTGGGCGGCGAGATACGAAGAGTTCCAAGAACCTTCAGAGGCCGTTGTGGCGAACAGGAGGTCACCCGACCATTCTTGTAGAAGGAATTGGTCTTGATAAAACTGAATACTTTCAAAGAGGAAGTATCCGACATACTGTGTATATCCATAGCTGAATCCACTGGCATCTTTAATCCAATAGAGGGAATTGGCCTCAATGGGATCACTGGGACCATTCTCTTGAATGAGGGATCCGCCACCTCCGGTTGGAAGAGGCGGGAGCCACGTCGGAAGGTCTATCAATAAATAACATTCAGTGATGACGTCACCGAATCGGTCAATCTCTACGTCAAAGGTACTTCCGAAACGTGTCTGATTAAGGGGAACGGTTGTGCGCCGTTCTTGGATAAAGGGAACAGACGAATCGTATCGGCCGTTGAAGGGGAGAACACTGCTGTCTTTTTCATTGACGAAATAGGTGTCTTTCCGACCTCGTGCCACGAGCTCAAAAATAGAACCCTGGATACTGCTTTGTGGAATGGCCGACGGAGTATTCATGAACCTTCACTACCTATTCGTAATTTGTTTATATGGGTATTAGTAGAGATTTAATGAGTGGCCGTGATAGAAGTCTGCCGCCGATAGTAACAGCAGCTGAAGAGGCAGCTCACAAGAAAGACATACAGGAAGGCAAGGAGAGGCTTGATGCTTCTCTCCACCGCCAACAATCACGTCGTGCTGGTTCTCCTCCTCGTGAATCTGCCAGCAGTAAACCCGTATTTTTGGGTTCAGAATTCTTAGGCTCATGTATAGGCAGGTTTTGCAGACGGAGGAACACCCCCAAAAAAATCCAGGGTGGTGGCACAAAACGCCATACTGGCAAACTCCCCCCCCCTTCCATTAGTGATAAAGTAGTAATTATTCGCAATAAATTAGGTATTCACGCAGAAAACTTGCTGAAAAAGGCAAAGGATTTTAGCAAACAGGCAGAGCGGTCAGAATTTGATGCGAGGGCGGCACATCCTAAAGACGCTGCATCACGTGGCATTCATACAAGACGGGCTCATGCTACACATAGCATGGCGAACGAGGTAATAAAGGAACGTATGGATGCATTGGACGCACGTGAGGCAATAGATCGTGCAATAGATATGGCTAAGTATGCGGCTAAGCATCCAGCGGATAAAATCGCAGCGATGAATGCAGAGGAAGCTCTGGCGAATGCACGGGCTCTGTGGAAAGCGGTGTTTGGCAAAGTAAGTATGCATGTGATTGCGGAAGAGAAGGCTGTGGAAGATGAGAACGCGGAAGCGGCGAGTGTATATGCGAGACGACTAGAAGAGCAAAGGGTGCGCCATGCTAAATACGCAGCTCGCGTGGCGGCTCGAGGCCCATCTAAACGATTACTTGATCCAGTCGAAGAATTTAGAGGGCACTCCGTTTTGGGTGGTGGAAGACGCAGAACCAACAGACGTACCCACAAAAAGTCCAGAAAATTGAAGAGGCGGCACACACGATCAGCCTATTAGGAAAACCACAGAAATGAAACTCGTAATCGTTGAAAGCCCCGCAAAATGCGGCAAAATTCAAGGATTTCTTGGCGCAGGATATATTGTCAAGGCTTCAATGGGGCATATTCGGGCTCTGGAGGAAACGCTAGATGCCGTCGGACTCACCACAGATTTTGAACCCCGCTTCGCATTCCTAGAGGGCAAATCCAAGATTCAAAAGGACTTAAAGGAGGCGGCAAAAGGCGTGGAGCAAGTCTTTTTGGCGGCGGATGACGACCGAGAGGGAGAGGCCATTGCCTATTCGGTGGCTCTGCTTCTGAAACTCCCACTCTCAACCACTCCCCGCATTGTCTTTCACGAAATCACGGAAAGGGCGATTCAGCAGGCTATTCAGAATCCGAGACGGCTTCATATGGACAGAATCTATGCCCAGCAGGCACGAACAATGTTGGATATGATGATTGGATTCACGATAAGTCCCGTTCTATGGACGCACGTTGCCCGAGGATTATCGGCGGGACGATGTCAAACACCGGCTCTGAAACTCTTGATTGATAAAGAGTCTCAGATACGGGACTTCAAGTCCTCGTCCAGTTGGTCAATATCGGGAACATTGTCCGTCGCAGGTTCCTCTTCAAAGATTCAGGCAGCTCTTCAAGACGAATTGGAAGATGAAGAGTCTGTTCAGAATTATTTGGAAGGACGAAAAGGTGTTCCCCACCTATCTGTCGTATCCAATACAATAAGGCCGTGGTCGTCCTCCCCTCCAGCCCCTCTTATGACCTCTACGCTTCAGCAACAAGCCTCGGCACTCTTTGGAATGAGTCCCAAGTCCACGATGCAAGTGGCACAGAAGCTGTACGAGGCGGGACATATTACCTATATGCGAACGGACACCACCACGCTGTCACAAGAGGCAGTGGAGGAAGCGAATGCCTGGATCACCGAGACCCTTGGCGCTGAATATGTGGGGGGACTTAAAGGGATTAATGTCCCAGGAGGACTTAAAGCCGATGGAGGCGCAGGAGGGCTTAAAGCCCAGGAGGCACACGAGGCTATTCGTCCAACCCACATAGAGGTGGCAGATGTCGTATTGGAGACGACACACGCCCAAAAAATATACACACTTATTCGGAATAGAACACTTCAAAGCGTGATGGCCAAGGCATTGGGAGAGACATGTACAGTCATTCTACACGCTGCGAATGAAGAGGAAGAGGAACGGCTTCCTTGGAAAGCCGTATTTAAACGCACGACATTTGACGGATGGCAGCGAATTGGTGGAAAGGTGGCGGAGCTGGAGGACAAGACAGAGGATTCTGACGGAACGGAACAGGAATGGTCAAAGGGGATCGCTCTGACAGTCGGTAATACTGTCACGTGGAAGACCATTCAGGGCGTTCCGCGTGAAACGAAACCTCCTGGCAGAATGACGGAAGCGATTGTTGTGCGAGAACTAGAACAAAAAGGAATAGGACGCCCCTCCACCTTTTCGTCGCTCATCAGTGCCATTCAGGAACGAGGCTATGCCGAGATAACGGATATCCCTGGAACGGAAATGGATATCAAGACCTATTTACTATCTTCAACAGGTATCACAACCACTCTAACGAAGAAGAAAGTCGGCCAAGAGAAAAAGAAACTTGTGCCGACAGAACTTGGAAAGAGTTGTCTTGCGTTCTTGGAAAAACATTTCGCGTCCCTCTTTGATTATCGGTTTACAGCCCAGATGGAAGGACGACTGGATAAAATAGAAAAGGGAGAAGAACCGTGGAAACAAGTTCTGAGAGATACGTGGGCTTTGTATAGGGGTACGTATGAGGAATTGTCTGCGTCTGTTGCTTCTGCATCCAGAAGCAATCCAAAGATTCTCGCTCTTGGATCTGACGGCCTCAAAGCCGTGATGAGCAAGAAAGGCCCCCTCCTTCTGCGTGAAGGAGCGTCGGGCAAAAAGGAAGATACACAATTCTTTGGATGGCCAAAAGATGTTCTGTTCTCGGATATGACTGAGGCTATTGCGAAGAGTTTCATTACAGTTGCTTCTGCTACTGCTTCTGCTTCTGCTTCTACAGCTGTAGACGAATCCCTGAACGGCCATCCCATTATTCGTAAAACGGGGAAATTCGGTGCCTATGTTCTATGGAATTCCATCTCCCTTTCCGTCAAACCCACAGATTCACTGGATGAGATTAAAGAAAAGCTCACCCTGAAAGTCGCATCTGAATCAGGCTCTCTAAAAACCTTTAAAGAATATGAAATTCGCAATGGACCCTATGGTCCCTATATTATGAAGACTACACTTAAGAAGAGACAGTTTGTGTCTGTTCCGAAGGGTATAACCGTTGACACGCTGTCAGAAGCTGATGTCGCAGCTCTTTATAAATCTGGACTGGAATCTAAATCAAAATCAAGGGCTTTTCAAAAAGGTATTCAATTCAGCATCTAGGTAGGAGTCCAATCATTGAAAGAAACGCCGTCTGTGTGCCAAATACGTAATGAAGAACCTCTCCTGAAATAAACCAAAATGCGAGAGATTTCCAGAGGGCAATGTTCAACGCATAGGAAAATACGATAGACAGAAGAATTGTTGCGAGAGTATCAAAGACTGCTAGACCGCCTAGACGCAAACTATGAACACCTGTTCCTGGAACTCCAAGAATATTGGCATAGGGGCACGAATTCTGTCGCTCCAAAGGAACGGTGGAGCATGGCATCCTGATTCTACTACTCAGACAAGTTTAGTTATACGTAACACCGTATAGACAATCGTGAACAGAGCTCCTCCCCAAAGTGTGTCGGCAATCGCGATACGAGGGTCATAGTCCTTCAAAATGCTATAGCTCGTCATATCATAGACGGCATATGTCGCAAGACCCGTCAAGGCAGCCTGAGTCACAGTATTCGCCTGTAAAAGGAGATAGGCAAGAGCTATATAAACGACAATAGCGGGGCCGAAACGCATTACAACTGCTGATCCCTGTATCCTTTTTGTCATTTCCAGAGCATAGAGACCCACCGTATTCAGCCATACCAAGTCCACTATAAAAATCGCTATCATCGCAATGAGCATAGAACGAAGACTAATTTCCATACTCCTTACTCTAAGAAGTGATTAATTTTATTGTAGAATGTTCGGGTAAAGTAGTTATTCATAGTAAGCATAGAGGGCAGAACCTGTTTGTGAAGGAAGGATTGATTACGTGGGTCTGTTGATAACGCACCAGTTGAGGGAAACAGATAGTGTTTTGCGACAAGGGATGATATGATACATCCAATGGCTATCATAACAGCCATTGGCACACTTTCGTATACGAATTTGCTACATAGAATTAATAGGGCCACGAGAAAAACACTTCCGATGCCGACAATAACACGGGAAAGACTCTTGAGCTTACTCCTTTCTTCGGGGAATAAGAAGGTCTCAATGGGGAGAACTAGAATCACAGATGCGATAGCAGTAAAGAGGGTTATATTTTTGGGAGTGTACTGTGTAAGAGAGGGTAGAAGCGTCGGATCGTAGACACAGAATCCAGCAAATAGGGCTATTACTCCAGCTATTCCTATAAACCAGGAACTATCATTCAATGCCTTGTGTTCATAGGGTACAAATGTATTGTAAAAGACAGTATCGCCTAACGCCATTCCGATGATGATTCCAATGAAAATGACGAGAATAGTGGGATCGTAGATGGCGACAGCGACAGAGGAGGCTGCCATAACAAGTTCGACAGTGGTCTTGACCATGGGACCGGTCATTTCATATATCTCGGGAACATCCAGAATTTCATCATAGGCTTTAATACTTATTCCAAGCAATAATGCTACAAGAAGCATAAAATAGTTCATGTGGGATGGCTCTACTATGCTTACTTAAAATCTACTGATGGCCTAAGCATTATGACTGAGACTCTTCGGATAGATGCCTTTCAAGAAAATATACATGGTCTCAAAATCCTATGCCAAGGTCCCTTTACTGAAGGACAATTCCCTCCCGTTCTTGAATATGCCATGTCACTTAAAACACCCTTTAAGAGACGAGTTCTCTTGACGATGAATCCCCTTTTTATACCGGGAATACAGTACTCGGCCATATTCCAGATGAAGGATATGATGGACTGGTCTCTCGCACTGACGTATATTCTTCACGCTCCAAAGGATGTTCTCGTGTTTGCGGAAGATATTCCAATTCCCGATGCCGTATGGGCAAAGCTGAATCAGACTATCACGTTTGTTCATATAGTCACGGCACCCATTCCTGTTAGTAATTTGAAACCCTATGATATTTTGTTTTTCGCACCTATTCGGGATAGCAGTGGATATACTGCCGATACAATGTTCAAGACACTTCAAACAATGTACAGACATACATCGTATCAAGTAAAGGAATTCAAGGAAACACTGAATGAATTGAGAGTTGCCGGGGCGGGACTCGTTCTAAGAGTGGCCTTAACTCCTGAAAAGAACCAACTCTATTGGTATGATCCTGTTTCGGAGGAAGATGCGTGGGGATCGGAACCCTTGTCCAAGAAATACTTGTCAAAGGTATTTACAATGCTCGCACAACAGTACAGTTCCTAAGTGTATTAATGCTTTGAGTTAGTCGTCATAGATGCAATCATTTTGCTCACGGCATCCATAGAGGGCATAGAGCCATTGGTCGCCGTAATATTATTCAAGGCGGCGGCACCTGACGTCATCGTCCCAGGGGCGCCTGGGACAGCGGCGCCTCCGTACAGGGTACGACGCCGGGTCTTCCTTCCACCAGCACCCTTTCGCATAAGCGAAAAGGTGCCCTTCTTCGGCTTGTAGCCCGCCTTGAAAAGACGCTGAATCGCCTTTTTACCCGCAGCGTGCTTCTTACGGCTCACAATGCGCCCCACCTTGGTCTTCATCAAATCCTTCTTTGTAAGCCCACCCGAAGTGTGCTTCGCCGTACCATGGTAAACCTCCGCCTTGCTGCCAACTGTCTTCTTGTGATCCATTTGAGTCTACTAAGAGGGGACAAAAAAGGAACACCGAACTAACAAAAAAAATTGAAGCCCCTCAATCAGTAATGGAGGGTATCGTACAGGCTCAATCCAATAATCTAAACGAAAGAATGAACACCATCCAGGAAATCCAGGAAGTCCAGGAAGTCCAGGAGGTCAAGAAGGTAAAGATGACCTACCTCAAGAATGAACAGGGGGATTACGTGTGTCCTGATTGTGGAAAGGTTGTGCCCAAGAATCGGCAGTCCACGATGAGTATGCACATGCGGAAGCATCTCCTTGAAAAGGAGGAGACGACGAAACACTCCTGCACGCATTGTTCTATACCGGCCTTTCTCACAAAGGCCGCCCTTGATTCGCATCATATGCGATTGGCAGGACGTAACGGTCATCCCGTTCTTACGGAGGCTCTTCCCCTCATTGAGTGCCCATTTGAGAATTGTACGTTTTCGGATATTAGCAAGGGCAACGTGCGAACGCATTGTATGCGTTCGCATGTGGGAGAAGAGGTCAAGGCAATTCTGGAGAGAGGAGAGGCAAAGGAAATCAAATGTAAGAATTGCTCGGTGGAGTTCAAGAGCCTTGGGTCGTTCTATTATCACAGCATCGGATGCGTCTCGCTTTCACCGACCGATATTCGTCACGCCGTTCTCGCACAACTCAACTAAGTGAGAAACGCTAATGAGTGTTGCTATTTGAGTGTTGCTCAGCAACACTCAAAAGCACTTTTCACACAGCGAAGGCGGGATTTATTGATAACTAGGCAGAAGGCTTGGACGGCGGCGTAACAGTATTTATTTGCTGAACGAGCGAATACAAATGATATCCGAGAACCGCGAACCCTGCCATTGCAGTAAGTTCATAGGCGGCTCTCGGTGTTTTTTGTTGGTTATAGCCGATATAGAGAAGAAGCGGGGCAATGAGGAAGACGTGAATGGCATTCACCCAGGCATAGGAGGACTTCTGTACCAAACGAATAAAGAGTTTGTAGCCCTGGTAGGCCAGAAGAACGAGACCCAGCCCTAAAATTGCTTGAAACGCCCAGATAGGCATATCGTTACGGAAAAAGGCAATGGCGAAAAAGATGGGGGCGATAATGAAAATGTGAAGCACGGCCAGGATAAAATGGATATCTACGTACATTCTACTCCTATATGTCTATACAATCTCGGAAGGCCTTTTCGGTCAAGAGTTTGAATGCGGAGTCCAAAGCTCCCTCCATCCACGCCTGATTCGTACTGACACTCTCGCCACATACAAAGAGGTGCTTATCAATATGGAGAGATACGTCGGCAGGGTCAAATGGTGTAGAACTAGGAAGCCAATAGGTACAACCGGATGTCCACGGATAGATTTTAAAGAGTGTCGGATCGGGAATTGAAATGTCAGGAAAGAGTTTCCGAATTTCGGTCATAACTTCCTTCTGAACTCCCTTATCTCCCACCTCTTTTTGTCGTCGCATCCAGTGGGATGCATCCTTTCCGTCCGTATAGGAAATCATAACGATATGTTTTTTAGGATTCACAGGAATAATGTAACGAACAGGGTTTTCCGTGACAATCCGACCTACCTCTTTGAACCAAGAGGTGGGGAACACGGCATACATACGAACAAGAGGGGACATTTGAAGATGCTTGAGAAAGGGCATTTTAGGGACAATCGTTGTGAGTTTTTTCAGGGCATCGGAATGAAGAGCCAGAACGGTCGTACGAGTTTCTAGCTTTTCATCTTTGAGAAAGAGTGTTTTCCCACCGTCTTCTACACGGACAAGTTCTGCCTCTGTGCGTATTGTTCCGCCGCGTTCTTTGAATTCTGCGGCCATATGGTCTGTGATGGAGCCGAGACCTTCAGCACACCCGTAAAACTCGGTTGTGCCGGCGAATTCTGACATAAAACTCTTCAAGGCATAATCTGCCCGCATGAGATGGATTTCTGCCCAGTAAGGGAAAAGATGATAGAACTCTGCCGCCTTTTTAGATCCATGAATGTCTTTAAGAAGGTCTGCGAGGGTATGACTCGCAAGAACAGAATCAGGGAGAAAGAACAGGGGAGACAAATAGGTGGACATAAGAGACGAAAAGGGATTGGGGACTATTTCATTGTGAAGAATCCTATTACTCTCGCCTGTTCCGATCGGAACAGAATGAAGACCGTACCGAGTCATGAGACCTAGCACCTTTTTGTGATTGGCTGCTATGCGACCGGCTCCAATTTCCCACTGATTCCCTTTATGCCTGTATGTGACAATGCGGCCGCCGACGTAATTGTATTTTTCTAGAATAAGAACGTGACTTTTTGGATGTAGTTTCAGAGTTTCAATGCCTACATGGAGGCCGGCGATGCCCGCACCGACTATGATGACATCCCATATCATCCGACTCTATAGAGTCGTTTGAACAAAATATAGAGTTATAGATGTACACTAAGGATCTACTCAACTGTGACTGTTTCTTCTACAGCTGCTGTAGCAGCTGTAGCAGCTGTAGCAGCTGTAGCAGCTGTAGCTGCTGCTTTAGCAACTTTAGCCTCTTCTGCCAGCTTCTTCTTTCGTGCGATATCACTTACTTTCCCATGTTCTACACACCACTTTTCGTCAAGAAGAGGAACCGAGCAATTGAAGCTACGACTCACATCCGTCATAGACTTGAATATAAATTGTCGCAGAGCCTCCAATTCAATACGCACCTCCAGAATGAGTTTCGTCGCATCCTCTTTGCTGTACACGATGTTTGTATCAATTCTGCGGAACAAGTCAATCGCAGCACCATTGAACGCATCCAGAATGTCCCGAATTTCATTGCTCTTTTGTCTATCTTTCTCCCTCTTGGCCAGAGTGAGTTTCCACGCATCTTCGTCCTTTTCTTTCAGAAGGTATAGAACACCGACATCTTCATTGTTGAGCGGATCAAGATGCCGTTCAAAGCGATGCCTCTCTACGTCGCTAATATGGACACACATTCGCAGAATTTGGAGAAAGTCTTTGCGGTCTTCCGTTACGGCATTCACGAGAGCCCGCTGAACGTGATAGGCATTGGGGAGACCTCCGCACGGAATGAATCCAGGATTCTGCGGAGGCAGGCCGCCCTTGGCGAGCCACTGAAAGTAGTGGGGATTGTGGATAGTACCCGTCGTGATGGCTTGTCCCGTGACCCACGAAAAGGGCTTGTGACAACTCGTGCAGAACATTTGATCGCATCCATCTATTTTAGATATCATTTCCCCACACGTAGGACAGGGTTTCGTATCTTTGCGAATAAGGGCGGCGGTAGCGAGTCCAGCGGCGGTACAGGTGTGAGGAGAATCCTTGTCAACGCCTTTGACTTCAAAACAGTCTGGGCAGACCCAGACTTGGCAGATGCCGCATTTCCAAACGCTGGAAAGGAATCCATTACAATTGGTGGCGGTACAGCGTCGGACGAATTT